TTTAATTTACAATGAAAAAACAAATCCAACCACAACATTTACATTTACAAGTTCAAGTGAAATTTTGACCTTTTTGAGAAATACTCTTAATCCAATTTTAGCAAGTAAAGGCTTGTATAATTTTTACCTAAGTGAATATGCACGAAAATCAGGTGGTACAAGTAGGAAATGGAACCTAACTACGTCAGCAACCAACACTTCAACAGGATATTTTTATGAAGAAGGCCCTTTATCCACCGGTGAATCCAGCACAACAAACTTGAAATATGTAATTGTTGGATCACTGCTTAAATTTATTCCACCAACAGGCAAATTTTTCAAAGATGATGGTACACTTACTTCTAACTCAACAGCAGGAAAAGAAGTTTTATGGACCAAAGTAACCAAAGTAATTGGTGATGGTAGTAATCAAGGTATAGGAAATTTACTTGACGGTACAGGACCTATCACACTTGCAGACATTGTGCCTAACACAGCACAATTGACAGAGATAGTTTACCCAATACAAACTGCTTTGACCACAGCACAAGAAACAGAAATTATCGGATACGCAGAACAGCATCTAAACTTTGGTTTAAGATATGATCAAGATGTGGTAGGTGGTGGCACATACCAAACAATTACAAGTGTGAACTTATCTGCAAGTAATATTTTTGCTACATCATATGCAGGTAACACCAGTTCTGCAAATTTAGATGCTTCTTGGTTTATTAAATTTTCATCCGATGGTGAAACATACACAGTGACATATAGAAACTTAGATTATCTCTTTGAAAGTAGAGAAAAAAATAGATTTTATTTTGATGAGACTACAAAAATTTATGATTCCCAAACAGGTAGAACAGTAAAGGATTTAATAAAAGTGTTAAAATCAAATGCTGGACCTGATTCCACAACTTTAACACAAGATTACAATTTTGAAATTACAGGGAATGCAGTTGACCTAGACGGATACAACGACACTCGCAAAATGAAAATTGGATTTTTAGATACAGATGATGATGGTGCATTAGATGATCCAGATTCATTTACTTCAGTAGTAGCACCAAATGATAACCCTACACAGAAATATATATTCTTTAAGAAAAATGCAGGCAATGGATTTAATCAATATGACTTTACGACTGATAGTTTTGTTGTACGTGAACGTGAATCAGAAATTAGTTCACCTAGTGATTATGAAAATGGACAACTGTTTTATTTTTATCATCAAGATGAAAATGCAGTGAAACAGTATGATTCAACAACAGGATTACTTACAGCAACAACAGAATATATTGCTAGACAAGGAAGATCAGATTTAATTTATCAATACAAACACGGTGCTCCTAAAGACAGAAGGATTGATCCTAGTGTTAGTAACCTGCAAGAAATTTACACATTAACAAAAGCATATGACACAGAATATAGACAGTGGATTGATGGCGGACAAGAAGGAATAGAACCAAGTTCTCCAACGGTTGAAACACTAACCACTGCTTATTTGAAAGAACTTTCCACAAAACGTGCCATATCAGACGACATTATATTTGTTCCTATCAAATATAGACTACTATTCGGTTCCAAAGCAGAAGATAATCTACAAGCAACATTCAAGGTTGTGAAAAATCCTGATCTTGTAATAACAGACAATGAAATAAAATCATCAGTCATTGCCGCAATTAATGATTACTTCATCCTAGACAACTGGAACTTTGGTGACACTTTCTACTTTACAGAACTTGCCACTTATATTCACGGTGTGTTGGCTCCAAACATAGCATCAGTAGTAATTGTGCCTAAAAGTGCAGACAACTACTTTGGCTCATTGTTTGAAATAAGAGCAAACGCAGATGAAATTTTTATCAGTGGTGCAACTGTTGATAATGTTGAAATAATAGATAAACTAACTGCTACAAACTTACAA